GCCGAAAATATGTGGCCGAAGTTCACGCTGTTTATCCCGCGTACCGCTGACAAACCTGCGCAGCACGTTGTCGTGGCCGAGATTGTTGACGGTGCCTGCTATCTGACAGCCGAGGGTAAAGACCTGCTGGAAACGAAACAGCCTGACATCGTTGACGCGGAAATCGTGTCGACCAAACCGAAACGCGCCAAGAAACAAGCGGTCGTTGTCGAAGACAGTAACGAGATCGTTGACGATATTGACATTGAGCTTGAGTAATTTTGGTACAATTTGCTAACGTGTAAGCAAGTGATACCCCATGCGCCAGGTGTTTAAAATCGTCCGTGAACCGACCGTTCGTAACCCATCTGGGGAGAACTACACACTTGGCCGCATGTACCTCGACAACGTGTTCTTTTGCCACACCTGCGAGGATGAGGATCGTTTCCTTGAAGGTAAGGTGGTGGAGAAGGTCTATGGGAAAACTGCTATTCCTCGCGGACTATACAAAGTCACCACCTCCCAGTCTTACCGATTTAAGCGAGTTCTACCTGAAGTTCTGGACGTGCCAGGGTTCACCGGCATCCGAGTTCATGGTGGCAATACCGCTGAAGATACTCTCGGTTGCATTCTCGTCGGCCAGGTACGCACAAGCCGTGGCATCGCTCAATGCGCGGGTACTGTCCAGCGGGTTATCGACGCGATTGAAGACGCCGCCGAATTAGGGATTGAAACCTGGCTGGAGATCGCTTGATGGCACTAGACCCTGTGACTGCCGCCTTTGAGGTTGGCGGCAAGTTGATCGACAAATTCTGGCCGGATGCCTCTGAGGCTGAGAAGACAAAGCAGCAGCAGTTCCTGGCTGTATTTGTCGCACAGGCTGACATCGTGAAAACGGAGGCAGCAAGCAATCACTGGCTGGCTGCTAACTGGCGTCCTCTGCTCATGCTGACGTTTGGCGGTCTGATCGTTGCTCGCTGGTTTGGCTGGGCTGCTCCTGGATTGTCTGAAGCAGAATATCTTAAGCTCTGGAGCATTGTTGAGTTTGGCCTTGGCGGTTATGTCGTAGGTCGCTCTGTTGAAAAGGTCGCGCCGAGTATTGCAGGGGCTTTCAATAAATGAGCGCAGAGAAATCCACCGTAGCCGCCTATTCCGCATCCGGCTCTCTGACTGTGTTTGGTGTCCTGATGAACGACCTGGCGCTGATCGTCGGTATGTTCTTTGCGCTGATGACTTTCGTTCTCAACTGGTACTACAAGCACCAGGAACTGAAGGTGATCGAGCGCCGTGTCATTCAGAAGACCGAGGCTGAGAAGCATGAGTGAGACATACGTCCTCCCCATCGCGACAGCGCAGCTTATCCGTGACTACATGGATTGGCATGTTGAAAACGGTCGCGGTTCTCTCCCGGTAATGCTGGATCGACGGGGGTTAGGGTATCTACAGGATCAGCATGAACCCGGTGTCGGCATTCCTCCCGTTGAGGAAACCTACTCGGAAGACGGGCGTGTTTATTTGAGGGCGGTGTTCTGATGGCAACCAACAAAGACATTTCCATCCTGCAAGGCTCCACCTTCAGCCTCCCCGTACGCTGGATGAACGGCGACCAGATCATTCGCAAGCCGATCACCGGGATCAGCGTCGCCTCGGGCGCACCTCGTCTGACGGTCGCAGGCCACGGTTGCCCGAACGGCTGGCCGACTGCCGTGACGCTGGTCAAGGGCATGGCCCCGATCAACGCCAAGAACGCAGAGCCGAAGGGTGCAGACTACCGCGTGACCACCGTCATTGACACGGACACGCTGGAATACAACGCAATCAGCCCGGTCGATGACAATGGGCGCGAGTGGCCAGCCTATACCTCGGGCGGCTTCGTTCAGTGGTACGCCCCGTTCGACCTGACCGGCAAATCCGCCTCGATGGTCATCTACGACAAGAAGGGTGGGACGGTACTCGCCTCGACCGAAGCTGCGCACGCCCCACTGGATGTCATCACTGCTACCGTGGATGCGGCGAACAAGGTCATCACCTACAGCATCAAGTCGTCCGACACCGCCAATTTCGCGTGGAAGAAGGGTGTCTATGAGGCCGAGGTGTATTCGACCGCCGACGACAAGCAGCGCATCGCCGAAGGGGTTGTCACTGTGTCGCAGGAATTGCTGCCATGACCTACCCAAAGCGCGTCCTGATCGCCATTGAAATGACCGCCACCCAAAACGCAACCATTTGCCGTAAGGAGTAATACCCATGTCCCGATTCGCCCACGCTGATGTCCTCGACAATGGCATAGCCTACCTCAAGGCCAATGCCAACAAAGTCGTTCTCACCTCGCAGTACGACAACACCTACACCGGCTGCAACACCACCTACAAAGTCGCAGAGGCTACGCTGGTATCCGGCGACTCTGCGCTTTCCGGCGCGGCGGGTGCAGCCCGTACCCTGACCTACACCCTGACCGGCAAAAGCGGCGGCAATGCACTGATGGCCGTCGCGAACGGTGCCAACATGCACATCGCCTTCCTCGACACCGTGAATAGCAAGGTGCTGTATGTGACCGAAGAATCGAGCGATCAGGCCATCACCTCCGGTAACCCGGTGCAGTTCAACACCAATCCGACTTACGTCAGCAACCAGCCGACGGCGTAACCATGGCCACCCCGCAGGGCGATTCGTACGGCTGTGCCTCCGGTGGCGTGATTGCTGCCGGGCGTCGTGTGATAACGGCGCTAAAAACTGCCGCTGCGGCGCTCTCCGCTGGCCAGATGGTCGAGCTACCGTGTGTTTACCTCAACACTCGCGACGCCCAAAACCTTTATCCAACCGATGGTAGCGCCAATTACACGCTCATGCCTTGGACGGTGAAAATGGGATGGGATTCCGTCAGCCAGAGAGCGATGATTTACACAGAGCGTGCAATGGCTTGGGAACAGAATGGCGCATGGTCTGCGCTGATATGGTTCGACGCGAAGGCCGATACATGGGGCCATCTACGCAACCCATTCGGGCGAATGAGCGGCCACGGTTACGACTCAAACGCTTTTGACCAACGGGCGCGTATCCTTTACAAAGCGCCGTACAACTCAGCCATCATTGAGCGCTGGGACTCTGCAAATTGGCAGGCATTAACATCAATCAATGCGCCGCCATCGACGCTGGGGCCAGTAACCGGCACGCTCGGCGGTGTGCTTGGCCTCGTGGTGCATCCGAATTTCGGCTCTTCTGGGTCGCTGATTGTCGTCGAGGGTTCTGAGAGAGGCCGGATTTACCGACGCGATCTGGCGTCAGGGGTATGGACGCAGATCGCCGCGACTTTTGACATCGAATTGCAAACCGTAGCGCACTACAACAGTCATTCGGATGTAGTTGTTTGCGGTGGCGCGGCCACAGGCCAGCCGCTCTATATGGTCAGCAGTGCCGGGGTTGTGACGGCAACCGACAACTGCCTGGCTCCTGTGCAATCGCACTATTCTGGAAATCAGTTTTTCCCTGACCCGGCCAGCCACAAGTCGCTGCTGTTTTCGACAGATGGCCATCTATATGAGCTGGACACATTGACGGGCGAGTGGAGCGACAGCGGCGCCTATCCAGCGCCGCTGAACCAGACTGATGAGACATACGACAGCGGCTTTGGTGTTTCTATCCCGGAGTACAACTGCATTTTGTTCGCGCAGGGGTCGAGCGGCAGCACGAAAACCTACATTTACAAGCATACGGCGGGTTAAAAATGGAAACTTATTACGTTGATTCAAACGCAACCGGGGCCGGAACGGGCGCCGACTGGGCAAACGCATTTACGACGCTTGCTGCTGCTGCCGCCGTTGATGCGGCTGGCGACATCATCAGGGTGGCGCACAATCACGCCGAGTCGTCTGGCACAACGCCGTCGCTCGCCTTTGCAGGCACGCCGGGCAATCCGGTAATTGTGGCCTGCGTCAACTCTGGCACCGGGGATGCAGCAGCGACGGCATCAATCACCTGCCAAGGCATCAATGTCAGCGGCTCGGTTATTTGGGACGGGGTGAGCGTCGCGTCGTCAAACACCATAAACATCAACAACACAGCAGGGAGCGTGCAGCAATGGCGCAATTGCAAGCTGTGGCTAAACTCCAGTAATAGTGGGTATATTATTGGCGTTGGCGTCAATGGCACTGGCGCGCCTCCGCTGACTTTGTTCACTGATGTGGCCGTAAAATTTGGCAATGCCGGACAAAAAATTTCGGCTTACAACGGCTATCTAAAATGGTCTGGCGGCGCGTTATCGGCTGGCGGCACGTCGCCGACATTTCTGGTCGAGACTAACGGCAGCGGTCGCCCCGGCGATGTTGAGATCGAAAATATCGACCTCTCAAACATGGCGACAAGCGGCGCCGTTTATGGCGTTGCACACGGCCCAGGAAAGCAGGTTGCTCGCGGCATTAAACTCCCGAGCGGCTGGACGGGCAACATCGGCTCTGGAACCTACGCTCCTGCGCGTCGTATTGAGCTGCACGATTATGTTGTGGGTTCGACTAAGCACCCGTTTGCCAGTGGCGACTTGTTCGGCACGATTACGACGGAGCGAACAATTGTCAGGACGGGCGGGGCTGATGATGGCACTGCTTATTCGTTGCGCATGGTTTCGTCGTCATCGGCAAGCATTGCGGCGGCGCTTGAAAGCACTGAATTCGCGAAGTACAACGACAGCACCAGCTCAATTACGGCAACGGTCGAGATTGTCACCGACTCTGCCACAGCGCTGACTGATGGCGAAATCTGGCTGGAGGTGTCCTATCCTGGCGCATCCGGAAAAGCCATTGTCACGGATGCCAAGGCCTCAGTTCTCGCGACCGCTGCCGATCAAGCCTCTAGCTCAGTCGATTGGATGACGACCGGCATTTCGACGCCGCTCAAGCAAAAGCTTTCTGTGACTTTCACGCCAGCCGCCGCTGGCTGGCTACAGGCCAAGGTTAAACTGGCGAAACCATCGACGACTGTCTATGTCGATCCTGTGCTGACGGTGGCGTAAATGGCACAGCGCCTAATCCCCGGCATTGGCTTTGTCGATGACTCTGGCGTAACAGGCCAGCGGATGATTCCGGGTGCCGGTTTCGTTGATTTCGGTGCGGGTGGCGGTGGATCATCCCACCTGGTCACGGTAGCGAACAGCCAGCAGGTCAACACGGCCTCAACCGCCGCCATCCAGCAGTCCGGCAACGGCACGATCACGCTGCCCGCGCTCAAGGACTGGGGAACCGGCAACCTCAAGGCCAGCGAAACCGGCGTCACCATCATCATCAACAACGCCACGACCGGCGTTCTGGTCGCTCTGCTGACCGGCCAGACGGCCAACGCCAGCGGCGTGCTGCCGACCCTGACCGGCCTCGTCTCCGGCACCGCCTACCGGGTGACGACCATCCTCGCCGACGGTAGCGAAGGCACCTGGAAATACACCGCGTCATGAGCCATCTTGTCGCCCTGACCGCGCCGCAGTCTGCCGCCCATACCGTCAAGCGGTATGCGGGCTTCGGCATCATTGGTGCGGACATTCCGGCCAGCGGGGACAACGGCGGCTCGCCGGTCATCAATGATGGGGTTTTAGCTGGTAGCGAATACCACTGGCGCGTCGTCACCCCGCCGGGTTCCGGCACGCTGACCATCTACCCCGACCTGTCCTTCGATCTCGCCGGCGCAGCGGATGGCGACTGGCCGTGGCAATATCGGCTCTACGAAGACGGCACCGACGAAGGCGTGGCGACGGTCAGCATCCATGTCGGCACCCACAACGTCGCGGCGGCGAACAGCCAGCAGACCAACACGGCCAGCGCGGCGACCATTCGGCAGACGCACCTGCTCGGCATCGCCAGCAGCCAGCAGGGCAATCAGAGCAGCACCGCCACCATCCGCCAAACCCATCTGATCGGTGCGGCCAACAGCCAACAGGTCAATACCGGCGTCGCGGCCAGCATCAGCCAGTCGTCGATTACCTTTGTGTCGGCAGCCGACTCGATCCAGATCAACCAGGCGGATGCGGCTGCAATTCGCCAGACGCACCTCATTGGTGTAGCGAGTAGCCAGCAAGGCAACACCGCGTCGGCGGCAGCCATTGCGCAAACGGCACCCGGCAGCCTCCTGGTTGCCGACTCGCAGCAGATCAACACGGCCATTGCAGCGGCCATCTTGCAGACGCATCTGCTCGGCATCGCCAGCAGCCAGCAGGGCAATACGGTTTCTCCAGCCTCAGTCACCTCTGGCAGCTTTACCGGCTCGCTATCCGACGCCGACATCGCCCGAATCGTCGCCGCCCTCCCCTCGGCCTCCGACATCGCCGCTGCGCTACTGGCTGCGCTGAATGCGACGACGATCCCAACGGACGTGCGCAAGGTCAATGGCGACACGATCATCGGTCACGGTATCCCGGCGACCTACGACAACACAGGCACGATGACCGCACCCGGCGACCCGTGGAGGCCAGCATGATTCGCGGCGGCTACTGGGGTGGTGCATGGGGACTGAGCTGGGCTGGCGCGTGGGGCGAGGCGTGGCTCCTGCTCAACCAGCCGTATCAGGAACTCAGCCTCAAGGGGCAGGTATTCGTTCGCTCGTACCTGACGCGCATCCACAGCGTTGAAGTTGCCGAGCGGATCGTATCCGTTGCTGCGCTGAACAATATCTCGGTAATTGATGCTGAGGTGGTTGTCGCGGCCAAGCAGACGGTATCGCCGGTTGATGCGATTCGCCGCGCCAAGAAGGCTCGGATTGATCCTGCTCCGGCCAAGACTACGATCAAGCGTCCGGTGGAACAGATCACAGCGGCCAGCCGCGCACAGGCCGTGTTTGCCAGGACGGATGCAAGCCCTATTGACACCACTGCACAAACCGTCTGGATGGGCGTTGTGCAGCAAGTAAAACCCATTCACGCCATACGAGGTGACAAATGACCGTTCGAGTTTATCGTTGGGACGACGCGAGTGCGCCGGTATTGACTGGGCAGGCAGGTAGCCGTGCGGCCCTTTTGAAAGCGTGTCTTGTCACCGGCTACGGGGCAAAGACCGCCGCAGGCTGGAGTAACCCCTATTCCGCAATGAATATTGAGGCATTTACGAACAGCTCAGCAGCCGGTGGAACCGGGTATGGGATTCTGGTTACGGATACCAACGCGCAATACGCCTCTGTTATCGGCTACGAGGCTATCACGGGCGGTGGGGTTGTGACCAACCAGTTTCCTACATCGGCACAACAGGCAGCGGGCATGGTTATCTACGCCAGCGCTACGGCGGATACGACTCGGCGTCCGTGGCTGGTTGTCGCAGATGAAAAGCGGTTCTACATATGGATCGGCCATAACGTCACAACAACAACCGAACTGGCTACGACAGGCTATGCACAACTTTGTTTCGCGGGTGACTTGATCGGCGCAAACACAGCAGACCCCTACCGCTTCATGGTTATCGGCGGGACATCAGGCGCTGCGACAACGAATTTCTCAGCCGGTGCAAATCCGTACGTACAAAACGGCAACACCCTTCAAGGCCACTATTTATCTCGCAACTTTTCTGGAAGCGTGATTAGTAAAGCGTGCGGCAAGACAGGAGGGTGCTACAGCGGCGGGGCTTCGACAATGGGAACATCCGGTAGCGCTTACCCGGATGCGTTGTCGGGATCAATGTTGCTCTGTCCTGTCATCGTAAACGACGCAGACACGACAAACCAGATTCGCGGACGAATGCCAGGGTTATATAACCCGATTCATAACTTGCCTGGCAACCCAGGCGATACGTTCTCCGGAGTAGGGGAATTGAATGGAAAAACGTTCATCCTTCTCGATGCTCCGGCTGGTTCGATCCGTTGTCGAATCGCGCTTGAAACATCAAATACTTGGGAGTAGCCATGGCTGATCTAGGCAATATCGGACGTTTGGTGGAGGACATTCTGACTCTGCACGGCGGCGTTATCAGCGGCCAAGTTCTCGATGCGAGTTCTCAACCATGCACCCGAATCGTTCGCGCCAATCACCGAAAAACGGGCACCCCGTCCGGGTCAGCGATCAGCAAGCCGAGCGATGGCTCCTACACGCTCTACACGAACATCCTATTCGGCAAAGAACCCCACACCGTTATCGAGTTCGACGATGCCGCAGGCGACAGCTACAACGCCCGTGTTTTTGACAACGTAATTCCGCTCTAAGGAGATTCACCATGCAGATCACACCTTCCGCTACGCTATGCAGCGACTTCGCTACGGCTCTCAATACCCGCTTGAACAACGGAGGCGCGGCGACTGTGAAAATCTACACTGGCACTAAACCAGCCGATCCCAGCGCGGCCATCACCAGCCAGGTATTGCTCGGCACTTGCACCTGTTCCGCTACGGCGGGTACGTTCAGCGGTCGCCGATTCACCTTCAACGCCATCACTCAAGACTCGGCGGCTGACAACGGCGGTACGGCAACATGGGCGCGATTCCTTGATGGCGCTGGTACAGGCGTTCTTGACGTGGACATCACCACGACGGGCGGTGGCGGTTTCATGCAGATGAACAATACGACCATCACGAAGGATGGCCCGATCAGCATCGCTTCCTGCTACATCGACTTCTAACACATGCCCTACACCCCGCCTCTCGGCAATGCAGTCAACTTCACCACACCCGGTGAGGTGGGTTATGTCGCGCCGAGCGGCAATGCGGTCAATTTCACCAGCTACGGCACGCCGGGATTCTTCGCTGGCGGCAAGTATTCGCTGTATGGCGCTTCGGTGGCTACTCATGGGGTTGGTGTTGTAGCAGGTGGAGCCTACGCTCTATCTGGATCAGCATCCGCAGCTATTGGTGTAAATGCAGCAGGCGGTGGAACCTACTCGGCGACTGGGCAGGCGCTCGGACTCGTCACGGAGTTTGTGGTTTGCGGTGGAGCCTATGCGCTCTCTGGTTCATGTTCCGCTTTCACGACGGATTACTTTGTCGCGGGCGGTGAATACACCCTGTCCGGCGCAGCAGTAGCCACGTTCTTCGCGCCAAGCTACACCGCCACAGCGGGCGGTCGATACGTCCTCGGCGGAAACGCATGGGGGCCAGTTGTATGGGTCGGCGAAGGAGGCGGGAAGTATCTACTCGGCGGTAGGGCGGTAGCAAATCCGGGCGGTGTCATGGCCGGAGGCGGAGCATACCGCATGTCCGGGGTTGGCACCATGCAACACGCTCGCCTGACCGCAGGATCAGGACGCTACCAGCTAGCCGGGCGCGGCACAGGCTATCACGGCATTGCAGGGCACGGAGGCGGGTTATACGCGCTATCGGGTAGTGCGGTACTGGCAACAAAGACCGTTCAATCCATCTTCGCTGGCGGGGCATACCGACTCCGTGGAAGTTGTGTGGCAAATACGCCAGACCGTCCTTTAGAGGACACAACTATCTTCACCATTAGTAAGCAGAGGGTAATTCATGTCGTGGTCTGATGACGACTGGGGCAAGCCCATTTTCCCGACGCGCTTCGGTTCGCCGCAAGGCCACGCCACGGAGCGCAAGATGCTTGATGCTGTTGGTGGGTTCGACGGTATCCGCACGAAGATTCGCACCAACCCTGATGGTTCGACGACGATACTCAAGACGCGGGGCGGGATGCCGGTATTCACGACAACACCCGCGCCGGTTCATCTTGTCAAAACACCGATAGTCCTAGCGCTTACGTCGGCTTTTTACGGCATTCCAACTTCTGTATCAAACCCGGCCGGATACGTTCCGACAACGCCTTACATACCAGATGGGCAGTTTGCAACTTGGGATAACTACCATGAAACGCCCGGCACGCAGCCTAACCCATTCGGCGGGAGTAACCCTGTTTTTGAACAGAGAGAATCAACGTTTTATGCGAGAGGCTCAACAACTTGGTATGGAGATGTTATGTGTGGTGGCGAGCGTGTTGTCGTTGGTTGGCACCATGGCGATGTTCGTTACGGCCATTTCACGCGGCACCCACTTGGGAACGTATACTACCCTGAAGACTTGCAATACTACGAATGGAATAGCTTTCCAGCAAACAACTACCTGCTTCAATATGGATCAGTGTCGGCAAGGGCCAGATTTATATTTATCGGGCAGTATTTGCGCGTCGATATTGGCACTCAATACTCAATTGATTCAGCCGCGCTAAAACAAACGGCAAACGGTTATTCGCTGTTTTTCGTAGATGGATTGTCTTTGTACGAGAGCACTGGATGGGAAGTGTGTTTCGGAACAAAGAGCGATGGCAGCAAGTTCATCAAGAAGTCGCTGGCAAGCGAAGATATAGCAGCGATAAAGTCTAGCATCACGCTGATAGGTTCGTTCTCTGTACCGGCTCCGTATTCAAATGGCGCGTTCAGACAAGCACCGTTTTTTAATCACGATGCCACAAAAGCAATTACTGTCGCCGATGTTGATTATCAGTACAGCGCGGTTATTGAGTACGACATACCAACCTTGTCGGCAATTCAGAAGGCGCGTAGTTATTGGTACATCATAAAACCGCAAGGTACTTCGGGCGATGCCGGGTACACAGTTAACTACGTGCACGAGGGTGGTGAGCGTCTGGTTCAAATGCTTGCAGCGGATTATGACGCGGCAACGGGCGAACCCGTGTGGTTATTTGTTGACAGAAAGCACCTGTCCAACGGGCTACAGATCAACAATACACCAACAACCACTAGTGGTTCACGCCCTGGAACGATGACACTCTCAGGGGGTGGAACTGCAAAAGGATACGGGCAAAAGGTCGCTGTAAAACTGGTTCACTCTAAGTACGGTGAGCTTGTTAATGACACCATTGTGGACCGTCAAACTGTGCTTCAGTATGAGAGAACCATATCCAGATCAGGGACTATCACATACGACCAAAACAATCAGTACTCTAGCGGGGCTTTTGTCTACTCGGATACTGAAGTGTTTAGCGAATACGTTAGTGTAGGTGTTTCAAACGTGTGCCTTCAATCCGGAGATATAAGGCATTCAACTTTTATCGTTGATACTTTTTTCTCAGAACAAATTAGTACGCCAAATACCGCTACACGGGATATAACATATACTGATAGCGGCCTTGACGTGTCATCAAGAAGCTCCTTTTCGACGACAACAAATTACAAAATAAAAAGATATATTGTAGCTTTCGGTTCGCTAGTGAGGACGCAGAACTCTGTTGCGGAAACTAGTGCGTACGCATATCCGGCCGTCAGTAACAGTATGCTATCCGACATACCGCTTGACTATAAGTACGAGAAAATACTTGGCACTTTTAATTCAGAAGAAATTGACGATAGTGTGTTTCACAGCAACGGAGTTCCGGTAAGTTACATCACGTTGACTGTAGATAATCAACCTGTGCGCACCGCGCAGCCCTACACAAAAGTTGCAGTTGACCCTAAAGGGCGGATTGCTTATTTGTCAGGGGCGAACATGCGGACATATCACACACCAATTTCTTATGAAGCGTTCGTATTCAAATCAGGTGGATCGGTTGTTGAAAGCCAGATACCAGATCAAAAGTATGCACCAGGCGCATTAAGCACAATCGTTCAGCCTGTTTTCTACTCTGAAAACAGTTATTAGGAGTAACCCATGAAAACAATCCCTAAAGGCCCGTTCATCGGCATAAACAACCGACTGCCAGATTTCGCGCTGCACAAGGACAAGGTGGGTGACTACCTGCGCGACGCGATCAACGTGGATGTCACCGATTCCGGCCATCTGGTTCGACGCAAGGCGCTCAGTCTGGTGCAGGCGCTGACCGGCGCACACTCGCTGTTCGGTGAGTATCTGGTTATCGACTCGGCTATTTACCGGATCACGCTCCCGGCATACACGCAGACGCTGGTGAAGACCCTGGCCAGCAACGAACGGATGGCTTGGCACGAACTGAACGGCGACCTATACTACTCGAACGGCACCGACACTGGGCGCATTGACGCGGCGGGTAACTGGCATCCGTGGGGGCTTCCGCTCCCGGCTGAACCGACCGTCGCCACGCTGCCGGGCGGTCTGCCTGCGGGTTATTACCAAGTCGCCGTGTCCTACGCTCGCTACTCGGGTGGAACATCTGTTTCCAACCTGCTCGAAGAAGGCGGCGTGAGTCCGTCTAACAACTACGAACTGACCAGTGATGGGGCGCTGCGGGTGACACTTCCGGCTACCACGCCGGGGGCAACGCATATCAACGTTTATGTCTCGACGCAGAACGGCTCCATTCCCATGCTGCAAGCGGTTGTCGCAGTCGGCACGGCAACGGTGGATGTGACCGTTCTGAACATGGGGCGGGATGCTGTGCAGCGCTTTGAGGAACCGCTCCCGGCTGGCCATCGGGTGTTTTCCTTCAACGGGCGCTTGTGCTGCCTGTCGGGCAACACGCTGTATTACGGTCTACCGTACAAGCCGGGGTATTACGACTCGGTGGCGGGGCGTGTCCCGTTCCCCGAGGTGGTGAGTGTCGCCATCGGCAACCAGTCGGGTATCTACGTTGCGGCTGACAAGACCTATTTCATTGCCGGGGCTGATCTGGACGGCGAAGTGGTCTTGCGTGATGTGCTGCCCTACGGCGCGGTTCCCGGTACAGAGTTTGTCGTACCGAACAAGGAGAACATGGTCGTCGGCTGGTTCGGGGCCAAGGGCGTTGTGGTGGCTGACTTCCAGGGACAGGTTTCCCCCTTGATGGCCGATACCGTGGATCAGACGCCACCGGCTTCCGGCTTCTCGACCGTATTCGAGTCGGGCGGGTATCGCCGGGTTGTTTCCTGCGGCTGGTGCGTGAATCTCGCCAATGGCGCAGCCACGCGATACACCGACTATGACCTGACTTCGGCCAGTGGGGGCTACGGTACAAAAGCTGATGGTCTGTACACACTGGAAGGCGATGGTGGTGTGGTGTGGTCGGTCGATCTGGGCAAGGAGAATTTCGGCGCGGAGCAGCTGAAACACATGCCCGCTGTTTATCTCGGCTGTTCGTCGGATGATCCGCTGAACCTACGCGCGCAAACCCCGCAGCACGACTACACCTATGCTGCCCGGTCGTACTCCGATACGCTGCAAGAACACCGCGTCGATACCGGGAAGGGCTTGCGCTCCAACTGGTTCAACCTGTCGCTGCAAGGCGAATCTGACTTTACCCTGGCCTCCGTGAGCTTCGCCCCGGTGGCATCCACCCGGAGGATTTAATCATGGCTGACATCGTCGACCTCGACCCCATCATCGTCGGTTTCAACGGCGACCCGGCCCACACGCCGGTCTATTCCGTGCCGAGCGCCACCATGCGCGTGGCCGAAGACCTGATCAACGCGACGTGGAACGAAGCACAAGGCAACAAGGCGACCTTCACGGCCAAGATGACCGCCGCGCTGAGTACGTGGCTCGACTCGGCAACCAGCCCGCAGGTGACCGCAGGAACCATCTCCGCGCCGGGGATCACGGAACCGAACGTCACGATCCCGACCGCCATCGACACCAGCAGCATCATGTCGACCTACGACACCAAGTATCTGGAACTGGTGGCGATGCTGGTGGCGAAGTTCAACGATTTCCGGACGACCTACTTCCCGGACGAGAACAACGCATACCTTGAAGCGGAGAACTGGCTGCAAGCCGCCATTGCCAATCCTTCAGGTCTTCCGCCCACGGTGCTGTCGCAACTGCTGGCCGATGAGTACGCTCGCATTACGGGTGACAAGCAACGCGCTCAGGACAGCGCTATGGCTCAGTTTGCCGCCCGTCGTTTCCCGTTGCCGCCAGGCGCTGCCAACTCGATGGTGATGCAGATCGAGCAGAAGGCCCAGGATGAGCTGGCCGAAGCCTCGCGCAAGCTCACTGCCCTGTCAGTGGAGATGCAGAAGTTCAACGTGGAGAAGTTGCTCGGCCTGCGCGGCATGGCGATGGACTCCGCGATCAAGTACATCTCGGCGCTGGCTTCCGGCCCGGATATGGCATCCAAGGTAATCGGTGTCGGCTACGACGCGCAATCGAAACTGATCTCGGCAGCGTCCAGCTTCTACAACGCCCGTATTCAGGCAGCCGAAGTGACGAGCAAGGTGGCGCAGTACAACAACTCCACGCAGCTTGAGGCGGCGGTGAAGAACCAAGTAGCTGACCTCCAGATGATCGAGAATAAGCTGAAGGGTTTGCTGACCGAGGCGCAATCGTTAGCGCAGATGAGTACTGCGCTCTACAACAACCTGAACGTCAGCTCCAACATCAGCACGTCGGGTGGTTCGAGCGTCAATACGTCGCTGGTTTAACGGGCAGGGGCTTCGGCCCCTGATATTCTGGTACAATTTGCTAACTTGTAAGCAGGTAAAACATGACCCTAGCCGACCTTCTTGAATACACTCGCAAGCACGTCTTGCGGGACATGGCCAAGCCGCCAATGTGGCCGGATGATCTTGTCGTTCGTTACCTCAACGAAGCCCTGCGACGCATCGCCGCCAAGACTCACATGCTGGTTTCCGCAACGGAAGAACTCGCGTTGACTACGGGTGAGCGCAGTTACGAGCTGGATGAGTCCATTGTCTACGTCTACTCGGTCAAGCTCGACGGTTACGACGGTTACCTGGCTGACCTGACAGAGAGTTTCATCCCCAACAACGGTCAGAACCAACGTCCGACCTGTTACTCGACCGACCGGGAAACTCAGACGATCAGTTTCTTTGCTACGCCAGATCAGGATTACACCGCGATTCTACGCGTGGCGCGGCTCCCATCCACGTTGTCAGAGGATAACCTGGAAGCTGAAGTTGAGATCAAGTCAATGTACGAACTGCTCCCGGCTGATTGGGTGGCGTTCCGCTGTTACAGCAACCCCGATGCGGACGGTTTCAATCCGGGCACAGCCGCGCAGGCCAAGCAGCGTTGGTACGAAGGTATCAGCGAGATCAAACACGACGAATATCGTTTCAAGACCGGCCACAGCCAGCGTGTCCACGGTCGCCGGGTGAAGTGAGGAGATAAAGATGGCATACAACGCTAAAGGCGAGTGGGTCGATGACCCGAGCAGCAAGCCTCTCGGGCAGATGTTTTTTCCCAACGCAGCGCAGGCTTGGAACGACGGCGCAGGTTTAGCCGACGCTTCTTTCCAACGTGGTGATACGATGGAGGGGTGGGGTCGTCAAGCAGCTCGCGTTGGCGGGACGTTGGCGGGTTTGTCTCACGACATCAACCCGGTAAACAAAGTTGCCAACTGGATGAACCAGACTCCGGCGCAACCGGGGTATATGAAGGGTGCTGTCAATGTCGGCCCTGGTGTTGATCGTAGTACCGGCCAGAGCACTTGGGTAGATAGTCGCGGCGCTGCGCCTGAGATTAACGGCCAAGGCGGCTACCGCAAAATGGCCTCTGATCTGGCAGACCTTTCCCAACAGCGTTTCAGTGGGCAGTCTGCTGACCCTTATGGGGCGACCCCTGACCGCTTCTCCCAACCCGACCTCGGCAACCAGTTTATGACCGGCTCGGCCCCCGGCCAGATGCCGCTCGGTCGAGAAGGCGGGTTCTTCTCCGGTAACCGGGCGTACAACGTCAACGACACGAACCAAATGGGTGTCAGTCGTGTCACGTCCAAGGGTGCTTCGCCGTTGTACACCAACGTCGCTCCGGAAGACGGTGTGGCCGGTTTGAAAAACCAAACGGTGGGCGGTGACGCCGCTGACGTGCAGCAGGGGTTGGATCGTTTCGCTCGGGCTAACGCAATACGCCAGTCGGTTATCGACCAACAGCCGCAGGGCGGCGTGGGTGTAATGGCTGACCCCGCAGATTACTGGAACAACACACTCAGCTCCATGCGTCGTGATGGTTACTATGACGCCCCTGTCGGCCTGACTTCTCCGCAGATGGCCGGGTTTATCGGCCAACGTGATCAGGTCAATGAACGAGCACAAACCCAGCGCCGTGGCCAGGACGTGAGCTTTGCGGCCCAGCAGGGGCAGCAGGGGGTTACCGCTCGCGGCCAGGATATTCAGGCACGCGGCCAAGACCTCAACTACCGCGGACACATGGCCGGTGTGGATGCACAGATGGCAAACGCCAGGATGTCTGCTGAAGAACGCCGCGCGGCTAACCAGGATACCCTGGAAGCGAACCGCTCGTGGCGGGAGTCTCAAGTTGCGGCGAACGAATCCGCCAACGCGCTCAACAAAGAACGCCTGACTCAGATGCAGTCCGAAGCGGCGTACAATAAAACTCCGCACAACCAATACATGAAGCAGCTAGAACTGCTAGGTAAAGGCGCTCAAGCTGGCGACCCTGTGGCGACCAGGATGTACCAAGAGCAACTCGCCAAGCTCGCGTTCTTCAATAAGAAGAATGGTTACGCTGACGGTGGTAAGGTTGATCCGGAAGAACTCATGCGCCAGATGTCAGCCAAGTACGGCGCACCTGTTGCATCGCAACCCGCCCCACAACCTGTTCAACAACCCCGCCCGGTTCAGCAACCTCAACAACCGGCCCCGCAAGGTGGCCTGATGGATCGTATGCGTGCCGCAGCGACAGGTAACCTCGACCAACGCATGCGTGCCGCAGGTGCCTACGCGGAAGGGGGTCCAATCGGTGTGGGTGGGCGTCAGGTTCTTGGTGAAGGCGACGGCAAGTCGGACTCTCTCCCGGCTGTCATTGATGGTGAACACCCTGCCGCGTTGTCCACAGGCGAGTTTGTCATGCCGATTGAAGCGGTCCAACACTTCGGCCTCGCCAAACTGAATAAGATGGTGGAACAGGCCCGTAAGGGTTTGGATACCGGGCGCTGACCAGCTAGAATAGCTGCAACCTGCTAACACGTAAGCGAGTAAAGAATGGCATACACCAGCCCGTTCGACATTCCGGATGATGATCCGGAGTTTCAG